GAAATTTTCTGAAATTTTCAGTATACTATATATACAAGTTAAGTTAAAAGGCTCTTTTGCCAGAAAACAACAAAAATAAAATTTGAAACTTTCTGAAATTTCAGTTATAATACTAGTATAAAAGTTAGAAATAACTTTTAAGAGTTCGCCGCCTAACTCGAATAAATAAAAAAAATAAATAAATTAAACGGCGGTAAGGAGTATTTTTTATGGCAGTAAAGTTGGCAGAAAAGACATTGGCAGTTTTCAACTACATTAAGGAGAACGGCGGTTCAGTTAAGACTTCTGAGATTCAGGAAGGTCTCGGCCTCGAGAAGATTGCTTCCGTTACAGGTTGCGTTAACTCTCTCGTTAAGAATGGTCTTGCAGTTCGTGAGGACGGCGGAAAGACTGAAGATGGTAAGAAGATTACTATCGTTAACCTCACAGAGGATGGTCAGAACTTCGTTCAGCCTGAAGACGCTGAGTAATTCCACTCAATTTGATAGTAATTGGGTACTAGCTTAGGCTAGTACCCTTTTACAACAAATCAAGAAAAACTATTAAAAAAACATAGGAGAAAAATTATGTTTAGACAGGCAGAAAACAAGGTAAAGATTGAAGGTATCCTTTCAGAAGTCGATTTGAAGTATAATTCTTTCGTAAAGAACGGTGAACCCGTAGAAGCAATCGGTGGTAGCATCAAGGTTCGTGTAGACCAGGTCATTAATGGTAACACAATCCAGCTTGATGTCCCGGTATATATGTTCTCAACAAAGCTCACAAAGGCAGGCAAGGAAAATCCTTCCTACACTTCTATTGAGACTGTTATGAACGATTTTAAGTCAATCGCAGCAACTGGTGATATTAACACCGCTGATAAGATTCGTATCACAAATGGTAACATCCGTATGAACGAGTTCGTAGGAAAGAACGGTCAGATTGTTTCTTCTCCTCGTGTTCATGCTTCATTTGTATCTCGCGCTGTTGGTGAGTTCAAGCCTGAGGCTAGCTTCACTCTTGAATTTATGGTAGCAAAGAAGACTCGTGTAACGGATGCAGACGGAGTCGAGGTTGACCCCGCTAAGCTTCAGGTACAGGTAGTTGTACCTCAGTACACAGCACCTAACGCAAGCGCTATGAACGTAGATGTCGTTCCGCTCTATGCAACTTCTAATGGTGTAATCGATGCTGTCGAGAACTATTGGGAGGAAGGCCAGTGCTTCAAGGCAAGTGGTCGTCTCAACTTCACATCTCGCACCGAGACAGTCAAGCAGGAAGTTGACTTCGGCGAGGCTCAGGAAACAGTTCGTACCATCAATGTAAGTGAGTTCATCATCACTGGTGGTTCTCAGGCTCCTCTCGATGGCGATTTCGCTTTCGATGTTGACGAAGTTAAGGCAGGTCTTGCCGCTCGTGATGCAAGACTCGCAGAGATGAAGTCTGGCGCTAAGTCTACTACAAAACAGACTCCTGCTCAGAACTCTACGAAGGGCAAGGTTGACCTCGGTTTCTAATAGGAGGAATGACTAATGGCTATTGATTTATTATCCCTTCAGCCTAGTGTCATTTCTAAAGACCTCAGGGAGAAGTATATTCTCCTTGCTGGTCAGCCTAAAATCGGTAAGACAGAATTCTGTTCTATGGCGCCAGACGCATTGATATTTGCGTTCGAGATGGGTACTAATGCTCGTCCTGGCGCTATGGTTCAGCCGATTGAGAAGTGGGGTGACTTTAAGCTTGCTTTGCGTCAGTTGGAAAAACCAGAGGTAAAGGCTAAGTTCGCTACCATATGTATTGATACTATTGGTATTGCATATGATGTTTGTGAAAAATTTATCTGCGCGCAGAATAGCGTTCAGAAAATAGGCGACATTCCTTACGGTGGTGGCTATGCGGCGCTCTCAAAAGAATTTGAGAGTTGCCTTCGTAAGATTACAATGCTTGGCTATGGTCTTATTATGACTTGCCACCTCAAAGAAAGTAGTGACGCAGATGGTAATGTAATCGGTTACAAGCCGGACCTTAACAATAGATGTCTCAAAATTGTTAATGGTCTTGTTGATATTATCGGTGTTATCACACAGACTTGGAACGAGAAGGGAGAAAGTGAGCGTTGGATTCAGACTCGCGCCACCCAGACCGTTCAGGCCGGCAGCCGTTTCAGATATCTTGAACCGAAGATTAGATTTGGTTATAAGGAATTTGTAGAAGCTCTCGCTAGAGCCATCGAAGCCGAGGAAGCTAACGGCGCCAAGGTCGTAGATAAGATTGAGAAAGTCGCTGAGGAAAAGGTTAGTTTTACTGACTTACTTAATGAAGCAAAATCTTTGTGGGTTAAGTTAGTCGGAACTGGCGAAGACGCTAATGAAGAAGTCGCGAATACTATCTTGAAAAAGGTAGAAATCATAATGGGACATAGAATGAAGATTTCGGAGTTCACAGAAGACCAGGTTGATTTGTTAGCATTGGTTGTTGCTGAAATGCGC